AGTTTTAGCATTCATGTATATGCGTAGTAATAGTTCACTTGACATTCTTTTTTGCTTTGAAGTACAGTTTGTAGTAACGTTGTTTGATTTCATTGAGTGTGTCCATGTCATCTTTAAATCCCATGTATTTGAGATTTTGGTATGATCCTTCGAGATCACTTATGAGTAGTAGGAAGTTAGTTGGTGTGTGTGGTCTACTATTAAACTCATAGTAGTCAATTAATGCGATTTGCGTTCCTCCCATAGGTATACAACATAACATCCGAGTATGACCCAGAATAGAATTTCAAGTGCATAATTGTTCATGATTTCAGTTTGTATAAGAAGTCCTTAAGTTTCCTATCAACTTCATTATGAGTATTACGATGAGTAGCTTTAGTGAATTCAGTTGTCCTATTGAGGCATAGGATCAAGTATTCACATTCTTCTGGTGTAAGTCTCATGATTGTGTTGTGTAATCAATTTCTACTGAATATGCATCATCATATTCTATCACACCGAAATGTTCTTGTTCAAATTGTTCTTGTACTTCCATTTCTTGCATTAACTCTTCGTTATCCATGGTCGTAATGTAGTTGAGTTCACATCTAATTATACCACAAATCAATCCTTGTTTGCAAGTGGTACAGTAAACTGATATCGAACTGTTTCAATACCCTGAGAATTCAGGATGTATACAGTCTGACACTTAACATTCAGGACATGTTCTAATGCTTCAATGAGTTGTTCTTTTGTATCTTGTTGCACAATAACTTTAGGTAACATAGCGTTGAGTTCGGACTGAACCTGTTAATGGATCAGTGATAGGGACGGACGTATAACATTGTAGTTTGTAATCCTTTGGTTGTAAGTGTTGACGTTCAATCTGATCTACGGCATGATCAAAACACATATACCAACTCAGGTTAAATTTACCTGTACGTGGCTCCATACGCCATGGCATAGAATAATGTGGGAACAAACTCTTATCCTTACAACGTGTGTGTTTCACACCACGATCTTTCTTACGACTCGAAGCAGCTTTGGTAGATCCAGTCGTAGTACGAGTCGAAGTCTTGGTCTTCGATGTGTTCCCTGATTGCTTGCTCTTTGTATTCAGAGACGCTAAGTTCTTTTCTAATGACGATACTGTTGTCGCCTTTGATTTCCCAGATGAGCGTGTCACCTTCTTTCCAGTCGAGTTCTTCGCGGATGGTTTGCGGGATTTCAACGTAGAGGTCGTTTTCTGAACCATATTTGTGAGTAAGTACAATGAGTTTTTGCTTATTTGATATATCCATTGATCTCCAACCATTCACGAGTCATAGGTGTCGGTTCATAAACTGTCCACATTTCACCCTTTGCACAAGCTTGAAGTGCTTTCATAGTCATATGTTCAGTTCTACCCGCCCATTGTGCTTCTGCTTCCCATGGTACTGCATTCTCAGGATATGTACGCTCTGCCATGACACGCCATAGCATAGGAACTTCATCCTCTGGCATAATAATAGCAATCATACTATTATCAATTGTTCCCGCCATACAATCCTGTGCAGCGTGCCATCCTTCGTGTCTCATTAACATCATCAGTGTACCAGGATCACCCATCCAATCACGATTCAAGTAGAAGTTGTTACTGACTGTGTGATAGACACCACGATGTGTACGAGGGAAATACTTTGAATCAGCAAGGAATACCTTGACACCGATTTGATTCAGTGTCATCAACATCGTGTTGAATTCTTCTGAGTGTTGTGTGTATGCTTCTGTATTCGGATACTCATTTGAGATATCTAATAGAGTGAAGACTTCATCAACATCCTCTTTACACTCACGCAATAACATACAACCCATGGCGTCGTATGATTTAAAACCTTGCGTGATCTTGTCTTCATTAGCTAGTGCTACACCTGACAATCCTAAACATAATCCTGCAGCGATCATTTGCCGCATTAATTGACGTGCATGTTCCATGAAATACTAATCCTGTCTTCTTGAGTGTTGTTCTTTGATACACGATGTACTAGATTAGATGGGAAGATGAGACCAGTTCCTTCTATAGGATTAAACCACATAGAAGTGAACGCGATCATACTCTCCTTGATGTCTGGTTTCATCGCATCTAGTAGTTTAACTTGATTGAAGTAGTTTGGATTCTCAATCTCAAGCCTACCACAATCACCTTCAGGAACTTTCACATAGAATACAGCAGCAAGATCACATCCTGGATGAGTATGCTTATGATTGAATGAACCTTCAGTATTCACATTATACCACACATTACCAATACTGTACTGTAGTTCTTCATTAAGAAATTGTGTCATAATATCATTGACACTCTCAAACAGCACCTTTGGTTGTGGTTCTTGAGTTGGAGACTGCCATCCACCTTCGTTTGATAGACTGACAGACTCAGTTGTTTCCATCACAGAGTAAATGTTATCCACCATCTGCTGACGTTGATCAGCAAAGTCGGACACACCAAATTGTAGAATGGGAGAGGGGAACGCTGAAATACAATTAACTGTCATCAGTTAGCTTCCTCATCATATTAATTTTGTGTAGGATGACTTCTGCTTGAGCATGGTTACCATTGTTACTCTGATTGATATAATCAAGTATCAATGTCTTCATGGTGTCATCAACCTTCTGTGATTTCAAGGAATCGTTCTTTGAGTTCATCCTCGTTAGTGAATAATGTCTGCTCGTTATCTAGTTGATCAGGGTCCATCCATTCAAAGAACTCATCAGCAAGGCATAGCGCATTGTCAATTTCATCGTTCTCCATGAAATACCTGAAACGTTCTACTACCCAATCATAAATGTCATCACGTTGCTGGGAAATGCGGAGTACGTCTTCGTTGTTCATTTTTTGATGAGAGTAAGTGTGTTTGACAGGTGATCGTACTGGATGAATTCTACATCCTTAGGCAGCATACGGTTGAGTGCTGAGGCAAAATCGTTAGGAAACTTAGAGAATGCTCGCCAATACCGTTCGACACCTTCATCATCCAGATCAGCACGAGGAGCAACTGAAATAGTATACTCACCTCGTGTGTGACGATTCGAGAATGGTTCAACTAGCGTGGTGATATACTCAGCTAGTGGGTTTGGTTTACTCATTTAACAAAGACCTCGTTGTTGTGTTCAATAGTTAATCCTTGTGCTTGTACAAGGAGTTGGCACATGTGTGCAACATACTCAATATCATCCTCATCTGGTTCTAAATCGAAGGAGTTGTCCCAATCGACAGAACCATCTTGGAATACAGCAGCACCATATGGAGTGCCGTCATCATCTAATGCATAAGCGTTACCTTCGGCAACGAGATAGAAATTAGGAGAAGACATGAGATTAAAAGCAGGGTGACCTATGTAGTATAATGTATAATGGGTTGGGTGTCAACGCAAGTAGAGATACCCACCCGCCCAGTCGCAGCGACTCAAAACATCTTCCCTACTAGCGGAATCTAGCAGATTACCACGGACATGCTTTGCAGGAGCACGCCATCCTGCTGGTTTGTAGAGTTCACCAGTCTTTTTGTCAACAAATGCATGGACACTACTGCTACCAGTACAATCATTCATGATGACCTTGAGATACTTACGTCCAGTTTCAATGGTGAAGCTGTAGTCAGGTTTCTCAGCAATCTCCTTAGCGCGATTAGTGTAGTATTCTGCTTCTGATTTTGTTTCTGCAGTGAGGGCGCTGCGCTTCATAGAGTGTGTATTGTACTCAATGAAGTTTTGAACGAGTGCTTCACAGAGAATCTCAGTGTAATGATATACATTTGCCGCGTCGTCTGCTCTATCTTGAGCAGTGGCAGCGAAGTCAGCGAAGGAAGATGTGGTCATGTGTCTTTTGTGTTGATGTACTTAGTATAGCAAGGTAGGAAGCGATTACACGCTACCTTGTGCAACTTCTGCAAGTGGCACACGCTTAACAGTGAGACGACGCCATCCACGCACTTCACGAATAGAATTAACCACATCATTCACCACATTGTTGTGCTGACGGTTGAGACCGCGCAGTGACTTGGTAGGACGGCGAGTGATATAGAAAATGCTAGTGGTCAGATCTTCGTTGCAGATGCTGATCTCGTAAGCGTTAGGCATGGGTGGTGTCCTCTTGATGTCCTTATTATAGGGTCAATCAGTGACCGTGCATCCTCTGGTGTGGCAGTTTGCCATTTGTCACACGACTGTTCAACTGAGACAGGAGTTCGTCTACAGTGATTTCTAATTCTGCTGCTGCTGCTTCCTCCCATTCTCGGTTGCTCTTAGCAACAGCGGCGATAACATCAGGTTGTGATGCCATTTTTTCAATAAAGGTGTCGAAGCTAGTCATTTGTTCTAGGATTGTTGTGAAGTTGGTGTTGAAGTTGATCGTGTAATTGAATATCATCTACATGATTCTGCCTCGCAAGTTTCTCGCTAACTTTGGGATCTGTATCCCACATCATATCAATAATGAAATTGACCTGATTAACGGTCAGTTCCATAGAACGGGTATTCATAGCAATAATAGGTTAAAGGGGCGTTGCAGTCGCTCCTAGATGCCTCTCAGCAGACACAGGAGAAACCAGAGTAACGGTCAGGACACTTATCAGTGTGAAATGCAGTAACATCTGCACCACCAGCGATACGTGAGTTGACCTCATGAGAGAAAGTCAGTGCTGTAATAGTTGACCATGATACCATGTCCTTACCATAATCGGAAGGGAAGGTCACACGCTTGACAAAACGCTTAACACATGTTTTAATACCATGAACATCACATGCTTCAGCAATGAATGCTTCAGGGAAGAAGTCAACGATACAGACAGAGTTAGTGAGTTGCATTGGGTGCTCCCTTGATGACCTCTTTATTATAAGGGGTGCGGGGGTCATGCGGAGGGTCGAGTGGACACTAGCTCAACTGTCACCCATGGTTGTCCATAAACTCATCGAGTGTGTAACCTTCACCAGTTGATGTTTCTTCAATCAGTTCTTCAATATTGAGAAACTCCATCTTCAAACGATACTCCTCTGGTGTATCATCTTCTGGATCATAATCATCATGGCAGAGATACTCCCATTCATGAACGAGTGCATCAATCAATTGTTCTTTGGTGTAAGTCATTAGCTCAATTGTCATTGAAAATAGGAATGATGTCAGTTTTTGCGTGTACCGTTCTGTTTATGTGCTGTTCCCACGCTGCGGCATCGTCCAAATTGTAAAAGATCGCTTGCTGGCGGGACGTGCCCTTCTTTTTTGTTCTCATCCATACAACAGCGTATTTCATGCCAATAAGGAGGGTATACTAAAATGTTAACATAATGACGACCCCACCGCGAGTTTGCTGACTCAGGCAGTGGGATGTCTCTGAAGCAAATCGTTAGATAAGCATCATCGATGAAAGAAATGTAACCTGTAATGTCACGCCATTGTACAGGTTGAAGTAATGCAAAGTCACTCTTTTTCATCAAACAACTTACGATCTTTGTTCTGTGGTTTTGGTAATCTGAACATCTCTTTGAGATCATTCAGTTCATTCAGTTGTGTCTGCAGTCTATCGATTTGTGCCTGCAGAATCTGAAAATTCTGATCGTTGTTGTTCTGTACTGAATTTTGCATCTGCAGCATATTCTGAAGTGCTGCTTTGAATTCCTCTTCGTTCATTGTGAATCAAATTAGTAAGTTGCCGTTCTAGTTCGACCTCAACCATGATAAGTTTATTAATCATGTAACCGTGATAGTCAATGCCATCAATCAGTTTGGTCACAGTATGTATATCCTGTAATGCAAGCAGGATTCTCTCTTTTTTGTCCATCAAAATCTATCAGGAAGAGGACTATAACCAAGCATGTAACTTTTTAGTTCTATGTAACGTGCTCGATGTTTTTCATGATAGTCTGCTAGCTGTTGAATAACTACCAGCATTTCTTCGTATACGTATCGTGGATCAGTATTGTCTCCAAAACCATCTTGAAGATAGTCTTCGATACATTCTTGTAATCGATCCCTACGATGTTCTTCATAGGTGGTATCAGCACCAACAATAGGTGTGCTCATAAAAGTTCCTCATTACGACGACGGTCTAAGTATTCAATGATCTCTCCACGCCATTCTAGCAGTTCATGATAGCATTGCTGATCATGTGCAGCTTCACGTAGCTTATGATCTGGTTTTAGAACACTCTCATAAAAAATAAAGAATGAATCTTTGCGTTTTTCTTCCTTAGTAGTGTCCCAGTCCATATTATACTCGGTTTCTAGTGGTTTACAGTGTTTTAAGGGGAAATCGAAACAAATTAATTTACAGTTGGAGGACCAGCAGGACCCCAACCATCATCTTCAGGCACACAATCGTCTTCGTCTACCTGATCAATTGATCCAATGTCACAAACTGGCACCTCATGCTCACCACCAATCAAATACCATGGCATAATATCTCCATGGTATTCAGGATGAGCAGCATAATGTGTTGTGTATTCTTTATCACCAATATATTTGATCTGATCCTCAGGGATTGAATTTTCCCTCAGAATAGCTTGGATCTGCATATGTGTGAGTTCTGGTTTGTTAGGAACCTTCATAGTTTAATGCTGGATGAAGACATACTACCACACCATCAATGGCGTGTCAACCTGCAGGTGGTGTTGGATCTGCGTTAACGTATGGGATGCCACCATTAGGTTTGATCACATATGCTGGAATGTGATGGTCAGCATCAGGGCAATTCTGTGGTTGTGGGAACCAGTCGTAACAACTGTCCACTGCAGTCTGCTCATTGGGGAAATAATAGTATACTGTCTTTAGTTCAAAGATCCTATCGATCTCTGCTTCTGGCATGATATCCTCATACCACGTAAAGACTTCTGCTTTCTTTGTAGTAGACAGTGTGTGATACTTACTATTATCAACAACAATAACACACTTATTAGCTACAGCAGCATAGTCTGCTACTAGCATTGCTTCTGTTTTGGGATTAAATGAAATTAACATTACCCGATCTCTCCGTCTTCAATCATTTCTAGAACAGTATCAAGGGAAGCATCACCTGTTGCTGGTTTGTATACCTTGGTAACAGGCATGTCATCGATTGCTGCTGTAGAGATTGCAATTGCAAGATAATTAGTAATTCTATCCGCAAACTTACTGTATACTACCTGATTCATTCTATAAAAATGATCATTTTGATCAGATAGATACTCCTTGCCATCTGCCATTGCTTCATGCTTAGATGGTGTTACTGGGAACACAACCATGTTAGCAGCAATCTCTTTTTGTTCGTCTGGCATATCTCTTAGCTTCGCACGATATGCTCTCCAATTTGTTTTTTGATCATCAGTGAGTGGTGCATCACCTAGTTGTGTCCAATCACTGTCACTAAGTAAGAAGTTTCTAATTAGTGATACCTTATTCCAGTTAAGAATAGCAGACTTAGCAAACTGACCTGCTAGTGATCTCTCTAGATCATTCTCTTGTCCTACTCTATACTCTGTATACTTCTCCATGAGACGAGTACATAGAGTATCTACTTCACTGGGGAAAGGTGATAAGTCAAACTGATAAGAGACCCACTTGTATACACCAGTCTTTTGCTGACGTTGATACTTGGTCTTGTTCATTTTTGTAGTACCATCCTTGTACTTAACAAAGACTTCTAACTTATCTTTATCAGAATCCCATAGAGGATACAGGATAGGAACAATGTTTGCTACCCAATATTCATCGTCAAATGTTTTGATAACACCGTCTACTTGAATGTTCTTATCAAATGCATTCAAGTATAATGCTGTTTTTGCTGGTGATGCGATTTCCATGTCTATACTGTTTTATGAATCCATCCTGTCAAGATGTATTTATCTTGTGAGAACACAGTATTTCCTCTGTGTGTATGAGTAAATCCTGCTGGCCAGATTACAATCCTACCTTTCTTCGGTTGAATCCTACGTTTTTGATAGATAAACTCTGTTTCTGCTTCACCATCAGGCATATCATTAAGATAGATTGTCCATACTAACTCACGACTAGCAGCAAAATAAGATGATGTTTCGTAATGCCATTCATGATAACCACCACGAGGAGGTGTTAGTTGAAACTTAATAATATTTGTAAGCATCTTTGTTGGTTTCAATGCAGCATACTCAATGACATAGCTTGAGACACAACATTTTAGATATTCTCTTACTTGATTAGATAAATGACTCTCGTGCTCATTAAACAAGTATTGAAAGTCACTACGACCTAACTTAGCACTTGGAAACTGTGTAGAACCATTGTCTACATTCATCCAACCATTATTGTGTCTTGCCTCTAGACATTTACGAATGATATCATCACACATTTCTTTTGGCATGAAACCATCCCATACACCGATAAAGTCACGAAAATCACCAACCAGTTTCTCTGGAGGAAATATAAATTGTTCTGCCATTATTTTAGATTGCCTTGATCAAATATTTTACTCTATGATACTTAGTAATTAGCGGAATATCACTTTCTGATACAACCGTTGCTGTAGTAACAATAGGTGTAGATGATGACATTGTAAACGTTCCATCCGTAACTGTCAAGGCTGCATCTCTTGCAGTAACCTCACGTCTTACTTGACTGATACCTACATCCGAGTTAATTGGAGCTCCAGCATCATCTAAGTTACCTTGTAGAGATGCGCCGCCAGTAGATATAAAAGTATTTTGTGTTGTTGGAGCATAGAATAATGTAATAGCAGCAAGACCATAGTTATCAGCACCAGCTGTAGCATTGTCATTTGCACCATTTGGTCTATCTTGTGATAATATAAGTGTCATGCCATCGTCTCTGATGGGAGAACCTTCTGCTAATGGTATATCAATTGCTTGCCATCCAGATTCACTACTAGAAGCAAGTAAGATTTCTTGGAACAGTGTAGTGTTTGTTGATCCTTGTTTTTGATAGTATAAATTTATCGCTTCATCTGGTGTTTCACCACCATTAACTGAATTACCCCTAATAATAGTAAACCTTATTGCATTTACAGTTGATAATGCAAGTGTTCCTACTACTAATTGTCTATCACCACTTGCTGCAGTTGCAGCACCAGTAAATTTAATATACTGTGTGATTTTATTTTGTCCTGCAAAAGGAATATTTGCGGATGAGAATCCAGCACTGTTACCAGTACCAATACCAAAACCAATTTGTTTTAGATTATCATCAGTAGAAGATTGCCAAATATTTCCATCTTTAGGAGCACCACTTGGTGTACCATTTGCAGATCCATCATAATACTTACCAGTTGGAATTGTAGTTTCACCTGGTAGTGTAGTACCTGCTTCTTGACCAGCATATCTCACATAAACTTGACCATTACCACCATCTTGTGCTAGTCCACCACCATTACCAGCAGCTTGTAATGTTGCAACAACAGGAGCAACAATGTCATTAATTTCAATAGAAATTGTTGCACCTTGACCACCAGCACCACCAACAGGATCATATTGTAGTGTTGTTCTACTGAATTGAATTTTAACAAAACCATTTGATGATGGGAGAGCACCTACAGAATCCAAACTTACAGCACCAGACCAGAAATCAGTTCTATATGCTGAAGCACCACGACGACCACCTGTACCGCCACCATTACCATTGTGACCGACACCTGCCTGACCACCTACACCACCCGATGCTTGTCCAGTGACACCACAACCACAACCACCACCTGCACCAGATCCTGCGGTACAACTACCAGAAGATCCGTTAGCACCATCAGTAAAGTCAAGAGCACTACTAGATGCGATTAGACCTTGAGAAGAAGCTTGATTGTCTCCACCAGGATAGCAACCATCAGTAGTACCACCACCGTTGAAACCACCACCTGATCCACCGCCGCCGCCTCCACCGCCAGCTCCAGCAATAGCAACACCATCATAAAATAAACCTGTAACACCACCGCCACCGCCACCAGTTGCGCCGTTACCCCATGCACCAACACCAGAAGATCCACCTTGGGTTCCACCAGCACCATTTCCTCCACCAGCAGAACCTGCTTCAGAACCAGTTCCATTGTTACCATCTACATTGTTAAATCCAGCTCCACCACCTTGACCAATTTCCCAATTTAGTGTTCCTCCTTGCTGTTGTAATGATCCTATTAATCTTGCACCTCTACCACCATAACCACCACTAGCACCAGTCTTGCCACCAGTTGATGTTGGCCAACCTGGCCATGATGCACTACATCCAGAGTTAGCATTTGGGTTGCCAGAACCACCACCACCGCCACCTACTTGAATGCTAATACTTCTACTTTGCTCTCCTGCAGCTGCAACAGGGACACTCCAAGAACCATTGCTAGTAAATGTTTGTTCTGGTTCATTAATTGTAGCTTGGAATCCAGTTGCTTGACCATTGCCACCTTTGTTGAAAGCTTGTGGACTTTGACCTCCACCACCACCAAGAGTGAAAGACGTGGAAGATCCACCACCACCGCCTTGTTCACCATCAATACCTTCTGTAATTGTAATATTAAATCTACTATCTGTTGCTAATGAAGCAGGGATTGATAATGTTCCACCATCTCCAGCTGCACCACCACTATTTCCAGCTTGTCCACCTTTACCACCAAATGCAGTGATAGTATACAATTGACCATCAACGTCAAGAGTAAGTGAAGCGGATCCACCATCTGAACCATCGTTATCACTATCAGCACCGCCACCACCAGGTGCGGTCATTACTGCTTCAATTCCAATAACATCACCTAATGATGGTGAAGGAACACTAATAGTTCTACTTTCTGGTGATGTGATAATATCTTCCTTTAGAGTAGTAGCATTTCCTGGAATTTCAAACTCTGCTTGCTTACCACCAACTAATGTGTTACCATCAACAACATATACTCTTGGTGCTTGAGTAGTTTCAGTCTCTACAAAATATCCATTTGCTAATTTTACATTTGCACCTGCTCCAAGTGTAGCTGGACTAATACCAGGAATTTCTCCTGTTCTAGGTAATACATTAAAATTCGCTCCACCTAATCCAGGAGCAATAACAGTAAAGGTGCCACTATATGTAAGTGGAGTTGCTCCACTAACAGAAATGTTATCACCTACACCAAATCCATGATTTCCATCAGTATTGATAGTAATATAACCAGTACCAGAATCATATGTCATTGTCAATAGATTCAAAGCTGCAGATTCTGATACAGAATAGTTGTAAGATGCATCTCTATCACCAATTCCAGGAACGTTTCCATATGTTGCCATGGCAGCACTTGGTAGTGCTGTTCCAATAATACCATGAGAGTGTCCTAATGCAGATCCAGAAGCACCTTCTGGTTCAAACAGACTGATGTTTGCTCTACCATTAATATAGTTAACAGCAAATTTATCTACTTCAGATGGTCCTAGCTCTGCTTGTTTGGTTTCATCAACCTCTACCGATAGGATTCTATGGTTATGCTCAGGTGGGAATGGGAATGTATAGTCGTCCATTGGACCCACTCTATACTTAACACTACCAACAGTGTATGCAGTAATGTCAGCAACAATATCACTGTATCCTGTTGTTTTTACGTCACCAACGTTAAAAAATTCTCCACTATCAATCAGTGTGTTCTTAGCAATGTACCACTGTCCACCAGTTTGTCCTACAAAGTTATTAATAGCATTTTGTGGTGTTGCTGTACCAGCACCATTAACATTACCAAATCCTAAAATCTTCCTATTTCTATAATCTGGTAACTTGAAAGTACCAATATTATAAGGATAATCTCTAATAGAAAATGATTTTTGAATTACAATTTGTGGATGTAATGCAGAAGATGGAGTAACAAATGACCATGTATATTGTGATGTTGGGAATGTAGATACATCAACAGTATCAGGAACTACTACTTCATATGCAAACTCATCTGTTTGTGCCTGACCACTTACATCTTCAGTTGGTTCTTTTAATGAATAAAAAGTAGTTGTATTAAAAATGCCATTAGCTGTGGGAAACTGTCCCAATAACTCAAATCTCATTGCAGAGTTATAAGGATAAGGCATCTGTACGTTTACCTTATCATTAGTAGCATCCTTATAAAACTGAAAGAATACTTTATTGTTAATAATATATGATCTTCTTAATCCACCAGGATTTGCAGATTGAGTAATAGTTACCGCAGCTGCGCCACCATATCTATTTCTGATGATAGAATATAATTCTGGATAGTCTCTGATATTTACTTCACTGCCATCACAATATAGATGACTTTGATAACTATATTCTGGATTCTCACCATCAGTCTGTTGATCAGTACCAACAAACACAGGAAGAATCGTACCAACAGGGGTGTGTTTTCCACCCTTATCAGACAAGTAATTAGCGTATGAATCCCTATATGATGCCATCTGTTTAATACTTAATCAAAAACTCTTGAACTAAAAATGGTTGAATATAACCATCTGCTTTATTTTCTTCATTGATATCTATCTGAATAATAGATACAATGTCTGTAGCAGGAACGTTTACCGCATTTGTTTTTACCTCATAGGTATGATCATCTTGTTCAAAAGGAACAAAGTGTCTGTGATTACATTCATTACCAAATGATTCTACATCATTAACTACATTATTAACTGCACCAAAAGTTGCTACGTTTGGTTGAGAATCAAAAGGAAGTTGAGTTGCTTGACTGACAGTTGATGGTGTATAGTTAGCATCTACTTGCACTAAACCATCTTTATCATTACAGTAAATAGGACCAATAATACATGGGTCTTCAACAGTACATCCCATAAGACCACTGTAATTGATATTACCACATTGTCCGCTGTCTTCATTCCAAACAGCAAATCCACCTTGGGATCCACCAGTAGCACAACCAAATGTACCTTGATCAGGAATATTTCCAGGAATCAAACACTTACTTTGTTGATCAAAAGTACAACCAGACCAACATGCACCATAATAAATTCTTTTGTTACCACCGAAAATACATCCAGCAGGACCATTAACTCTTTGTGTCTGAGATGCTTTCTCAATAGAAGCTACTGCTTGACATAATGGTTGAGCAGTATTGTTTGCCCATGGCATAATGCATAGAGTAGATTTGGAAGTATATGAGTTTCTACCAAAAATACCAAACTCATTATTATTAGAAGCAGCAGTCCTTGCTCTCTTACCATCATGGAAGTGAGCATGTGGTTGGAAAGCAGTTGACAATACTTCAGATTCTTCTGTATAGTTACCAGTAGATCTTGTAAATCCTGGTTGACCAGTAATTGTTAGAGACTGAGATGGAATGAAGAAATTTCCTTGATATTGAACTTCAAATACTGAACCAATGTTTGAACTAACTTCTAGTCCAACACCAGATTTGGTGATAGTTTGACCAGAATCATTCTGTAAGTAAGTATCAACATAATCACCTAAGTTTGCAGAGTTTGATGCTCTGATACTCTTGGCACCTAGATCAGGGACCTGAAATTGATTAGATAACAAATCAGTATCAGGTTTTTTATACCTACAGCTAGTGCCAACTCCCAAAACTTCTGCTAACTGTGGAAAAACTTCTGCTTGATATACAGAACCATCACATCTAAGATAACCTGCTGGTAGATCTGCCAGAGTGTTAGGATCTTCTGGATCAGTTGATGTTAATTGGTCTGACCAATTAATAATAGATCCAGTTAGTGTTCCTAACTTTGCTTTTTCTCTGCTATAAAATACTGCCATATTAATATGCTCTGATAATATACAGTACAGTTAGGGATGGTGTATTAGGATTAATCTGTACGCTCAATCCTCTGTCAACATTGATAGGTTCAACATTTCCAGTCGTCATATTATTTATCAGAATAGTACCAGGCAAATCCATCTGTCCCTTAGTCATTGTTAAATCAACAGTAAAGTGATTATGAGATCCAAGCGAGTTAGATGTAAATGCATCAGCACCATGATTCAATGTAACTGGGTAAGGAGTATCTCTACCTTCACCAATAGCACCATAATAATCTTCCTCATCTGTATCAACACCAGATCCACCACCAGTAGGACCAGAGAAAATTGTATCAACTCTAAACAATTCTGTACTAATAGCAGGACTAAATGGACTAAACTGAGCTGTTGGGAAAGTTAGTGTGTTGCCAGTATTATAACCTTCTCCTTGATTATTAATAGTATTAATCTTGTATCTAGTATTGATAGGACTACCACCATTCACGACAATACCATCCAATCTAATTGATTGTGGAGTGAATGAATAATTGCCAAGACCAAGATTAATTCTTCTAGATGTATTAAATGAGAAATTTAATATATCTCCAACTGAATATCCTGTTCCAGCTTCAATAACAGATTCAACTCTCAATCTACTATTATATGGATAAGATTGACCAGAAGATACTTGTCCAATTTTTAGGATACCAAATGGACCCATTGATTGCATAGAAGTATTAGGAAGTCCTAGTGCAAGTCTTCTATCAGTATTAAAGTAACACTGTAGCTCTGCTCCAGCAGTAAATCCAGTACCAGGATCTACAACTTCTAATAATTTCCACCTTGAGTTGGGAGGATAAGCAGGATTATTACCTGAACCTCTTACTGGTTCAAGTCTAATTCTAACTTCAGCACCAACACCATTACCATCAGATGATACTAATGTACCATCACTAGTCTTACAAGTAGCAACTAAAAAGTCACCAAAACCATTCCAATATTGTGCAGCAGAACCATCAAGAGAATAGAACCAATCATTATTACCCATGTTGTTACTGTTGTACCAACCATCAGGTCCTGGTCCATTTGTCCAAGCGGGATCATTTTCAACAGAATCAATTTCATTATGATAACCTTGTAATGTAGCAACATCAATTGCTGCACCTGAAATGAATGGTTGTGGCCATGCTTCACATCTAATTCTCAAAACCATACCAGTTCCAGAACCACCAGTCATGGTAAATTCTTCTTCTACAAAATCACTTCCATCATTCCAAAGCTGAGCATTTGCTCCATCATTATTATACGCCCATCTATTAATAGCAGCAGCGTAATATCCAGAACTAGTTACTTCACTGTTTGGGTTTGGTACTTCTGAATTACCGAGACTATCCTCGTAAATCGCAAAGTCACCTTGAGCGGCAGAGAATCCACCTGTTGCTAATGCAGGATCAGGCCATGGTTCAAATGTAGCGTTGACAATTATCCCAGTACCATCACCACCAGATAATGGGAAGTTATTAACTATTTGGTCATCCATGGAATTCCATCCCATAGATCCAGAAAGGTATGTCCACTCTCCCACGCTCTTTGAATAAAATCCAGAAGATACAGTAAGATCTTCTTTCAATAGGAACGCATTTGTTGCACCTGCAGGAGGTACAAAGGTTACACCCTCTCCTCTTCTAGGACCAGGAACATCACTAGATTGATAGTAATTTCTTTGTCCCAAATAGATTCCTGGTGGTGGGAATGGAGCAGTAACTGCTGGTTGTTGTACGTTTGTAATACAGCTATTATCATCTTGATATTCAACAGTATTAGCATACTGTGCTACAGTTCTGTTTACTGTTGGTACAATAGGAATAACATCAGAATCATCAGAATAGTTTCTGAATGTAGACATCGTTGGAAGACTATTTGCCTGAGGATCATATGCCGTCCATGTCAATGTTCCAGGATTAAATCTATCTGCTTGTGATTCTTGAGGGTTTAAACCAATATCACCACCAGTAGTGAATTCACTATCTTGTACATCAAATAAACCTGCTTCAAACAATCCGAGATAACCACCACCTAGTTCTACAGATGGATAGAAACCATCAGTAGGTTTAGAGTGTGTATGAGATGCAGTGTGTTCTACACCTAATTTTCTAGGAATAATTCTAAGAGTATCAAAGTATGCTGGTTCTTCAAAGTCAATACCTTTGATTTTTCCTGCCAGTTCACTACTAACATCAACACTGAAGTTAATGTCAATATAAGATAGAACATTAGTTAATGGTTGTTGTGCAGAATCAACACCATTTAAAGAAACATATTGTCCAACGACAAATGCTTCTGCAGGAGTTAATGCAGAACTCTCCAAGTCAATCAAAGATACTTCACTGAGTGTTGGTAGATTAAACACATCATCATCATTGTATACTGGATAGCTATTAGAAATGCCAATAAAGGGTTGTCCTGGTTCATTAAATGGACCATATAAATTTCCAACTACCTGTGCAAGTAGAGGATAATCTCTTGCTCTTAGTTGCTGTCCCCTTAATACAACCCACCCCTTAGGGATTGCATCAGGGACAAGAGAGGATGTACTAGAGCTACCAGTCCATGGCATGATTGTGCCGATAGGACTGATTTTTTGTGCTTTGATTCTGTTGTAACTTGCCATCTTTTTTTATCAGACCTCCATTAGCCACCAACCTTGTACACTGGTTGGAATTCCGATTTGATTATTACTATCAGTAGAACCGAGATAGATCAAAGCAAATGCTGCATTTGCTGTTTGTACAACGAGTTCACCAGAAGGATATGGTGTAATTCTATCGCCAAACAGTGTACCTGTAGAATCTCCTTGAATTGGAGTTCCACTGGTTTCAGGGGTTCTAATAACAAGTGTGGTATCATATTTAAGATTGCCACCAACGT